AGCAGAGAGGATGCAGGACAGCGGAGAGAGAGCAAGGCACCCGGCAAGCGCCCACCGGCAAGCTGGACCCCCGGCAACCCATCAACAAGCTGACCATCCCACCGGCAGGACTCGCGCCGATCTTCCACCCGGCCTCCGCTCTGCTCAGCTTCGCGCCCTGACCCGGCTCTGCTCCGGCTCCGGCCCGCCGCGCCGCGCCGCGCTCGCCGACGACGCGCCGCCGCCCCTCCACGTCACGCGCACAGGTGGGGGGCAAGGGGCTACTCCCCCCCGTCGCCTTCGGCGACTAACGCCATCAGCACAAATCCGATTCATTGATTTTTGATGTAGGCAGGAGGGGATTTATTTTATTTTATATTTTGATATTTTTGAGTTGCGGGACTTGCGAAAGTGGAGTATGGGGGTGTAGGGTGATTTGAGGGGGAGAGAGGGAGGGGAAAATGGGGAACAAGGTACAGGAGTTGGTGGATAACCTCGGCAAGTTGGTAGAGTTGCGTGAGGATGCACAGGTGTTTGTGATTGTGCATAGTAAGTCGGGATTGGAGTTGATGTCGAACTGCAACGACTTGGTGATGAAGTTGGGGATGCTGGATGTAGCGAAGATGACGGTGATGGACATACACGCACAAATGAGCATGGAGATGGTGGAGGAGGGTCGGAAGGCAGTACAGACGGCTCTGGCGGTTATGGGGAACAAAGTGGGACAGGTGAACTAAGGAGGGGTGATGGAAGGATACGCGACGGAGTTGGAAAAAAGAATCGCGGCTGAGGATAAAATCACCGCGGCTTGCGTCAGGGTGTGCCGAGGGGACGTAGCGGCTGGCCGGAATATGGCACAACGGGTGATGGCACGGACGGAGAAGAGTGCGCGAGAGACGAGGAAGATCCTGAAGTCAATGGCTCTGACTGATGCCGGGGTGTTTACGGTTTTGGGGTATGACCGAGTGAGGGGGTTATAGGGATGGGGACGGAAGAACAAGAACTGGCAGCTGCGCGGGAGCATTTGGGGTACTGGCAACGGGAGTTGCGGCTTGACCACATCGACTTCGAGTTACGAATGATGGCAGTGGAGGAGAGTAACGGTCAACTTGCAAATTGTTTAACCGCACCGGGGAGACATCGCCAAAAAATTTCGATACGCCATCCAGCGGACAAGACAGATAAAGATCGAGCGGTTTTCCGGCGCGATTTGGAAGTTTGCATTGTGCATGAGTTACTCCACACGAAGGAGATGTTGTGGAGGGATCACCCAAAGGTGGAAGCGGTTTTGGACGAGGATGCGTGGTTGAAGGGACTCCACGAGGATAGTTTGGACGCAGTAGCAGAGGCGCTTGTAAGGGCGCGGAGAGGGATGAGGAGGTAGTCATGGGATTCGAGTTTTTTGACAGGCGTAAGGAGAAGGCGGCAGCAGAGGCAGCGGCACCAATGGAGCCAGAGGTTTTCGCGGCTGGGCTGGGCGGTGCTCTGGAGGCGGCTGTGGCCGGCGGGGACGTGAAGGAGATCAACCGGGTGTCGTCCGAATGCGGCGGCGGTCCCGAGCATAAGGTGGTCGAGTTCAAGAAACAAGTCCACGGCGAGAAATTGTCGTGGAAGAGCGTCGGATACGTGATGGTCATCATGCCGATGGGACCGCCTGGGCCGGGACAAAATCAGTTGTTTATGATTCGGGCGGTTGGTTTGCGGACTGACGAAATGATTTTCACCGCGGACTATGCTTTACCTCCGATCTGGGAGGAGGGCGCCGATTATGCGGGTGAGGCCAAGTATCGGCTGGACACGTTCAAGTCATGTGCATGTGACACACGCGGCCGGTGTAAGTTTCACGGAGAGGTCTGCATAGGGCCGGCAGGTCCAGGGCGTTGGATTGAAGAGGACATCAAGCGTATTAAGAAGATCCAGACCGAACCTGTGCCGGAGGCGGTGGAGGTTCTGATGAGGGCTGAGGCAGAGCGGGCTCAGCGGCGGATCGTGGTTCCAGGGAGGGTCCAATGAGAAAGAAAATCAAACTGATGCTTATATTTGAATTGAGCGGGAAGTCCAACAAACCACAAGTGTCATTCATCGGCGAGGGCAAGGGGATCGGAAGTCATGGTGTTCCATTGACCGGCATGGGCGACGTACCAGGGACGGTTGGAGGGGATGCGTTTGCGGCTTTCAGCAAGGCGGCGCACAAGTTCTGCGAGGAAATGCGGGACCAAGGAGAGTTTGAGGAGGATGATTGAGGATGAGCTACAAGCGATACGTAGTACCGGAAGGCATGAAGCAAGCAGCAGAAGAAGCCGAAGAGGAGTACTTGTGTGATGGCCAAAGCCGTGATGTGTGCCGGAAAGTGATTCTCAAAGCGGCTCTGCGCTGGCAGGCAGAGAACCCGATTGTGCCGACTCCGGAGCAACTTAAAGACCTGTGGGCGGATTATCGAGGCGACGGGTGGAAAGCCGTATGCGAGTATTCTGCCGTTGAGTGGCAGCGCCGGATGTACCTAGCGCCGGAGCCGGAAGTCTCGGAAGGGATTAAAGACCTTCTGTCCGGTGGCAACTTAGACAAACTCATTATCGAAGCCGAGAGCCGTGGATTCCTGCGCGGCCAGAAAGCAGGTGCGAAGTGAAAGCACACCTGACCGACCAATGGCGTGAACGAGCAGACGAGATATGCGGATTCGGCAAGTATCGTCGATCTATGATGCGGCTGAAAGCAGCATGGTGGGAGATTCAAAGCCTTTTGGGAGCGCGATAGATGAAGCTCTTCTTCTACGGGTCTGAGATGGTTTCACAATCCGAATACCCGGAAATTGAAATCGTCAACTCGGAGGAGATGAAGTATCTCTGTAAAGTTGAAGAGTGTATGCTTGCAGTTATCAACCAGTACGGGATTACTGGGCTTTCCGCTCCGCAGTTAGGGTTTCCGATGCAAATGATTGTTGTACGGCTGGCTGGAGGGAAAAAGTTAACCCTGTTGAATCCAAAGATCGAACGGATGTACGGGGCGGAGACGGATTATCCTGAAGGCTGCATAAGTTGCCCGCCAGGAGGAAACTATTGTCCAACGGCAAGGATGCAATTCATCAACGTGGTGGCGAGTACGATCGAAGAACCCGATAGGGTGAGAGACTGGCAATTCACGAGCGGGGACGCAAGGAAGGTCCAGCACGAGGTCGATCACCTCAAGGGGACATTCTTTTTAGACAGGGCAAGCGTGGTAGACAAGGCTAAGGTGTTGGAGCAGTTCCACCAGTGGAAACGCACATTCAAACAGGACGGGACTGGATTCCCGTGTGGAGGAAACGGACATGGCAGATCAACCAGTACCCAAGCACAGCATTCCTGAGCAGTCGCCGATTGACGGTGGAACGGTCATTTGCGGCGGCTGTGGAAATCCAATGAATATGACGGTGAAGATGGGCCGGCGTGGAGTGGAAGCATTGCGGTATGAGTGCAATAACGAAGAGCGCGGCTGCTCCTACTTCTTCGAGACGAGGGTGTATGTGAACGCGGAGATGAAGGGGATTCGGAAAGACGGGACCGAGGTCAAGGTTCCTGAATCGAGGGTGTGATGAACCAGATACTCAGCGGTCTGGCCGGCGCGGTGATTCTGGCAGCAACCTACGCAACCTTCAAACTGGCGTGGAGGATCGGTAAGGGCGCATCGACTCTCACGGCGGCCCTCGGAGGCATCCCGAAGTTGGTGAAGTCGAACCAAGAGGTCGCTGTGGCTCTCCATCGGTTCTCTGGGGAGTTGGAGTTCTTGCGGACGGCGATGGTCGGCGGGACGCCAGGAGACGGCTCTCAGGCTAATCCAGGGGCGCCAGCGGCTCCGCAAAATCCGAGAGGAGGTCCACTGCCGCAGTTTCCCGCGTGGGCTCCCTTTGTGGCCGCTACAGACGTTCCTGACGCAGAGGAGAGCGATACAGAGGTGATCGACACCCCTGACGAAGAGTTGGCCGAGATGGAAGCGATCGACTTAATCCGCGGCCAAGGTCACGCGGCCGGCCCGGAGGCAGATCCGATGGAGAACCCACCGGGAGTGACGGCGAACGTGTAGTAACCCACTGCTCCGGGGGGGGGGCATATTGCAGGTCCAAATTTTGGACTGAGGAGGAATCGGTTATGAGTATCACGGAGAAATTCTCAAATTTGTTGTTTTCGGTAACGGACGCGGGAAGGGAACTCAAAAGCCAGCGTGACCGACTGATTTTCTTGATCGTTAGAGTGCGAGACCAGTACGTGAAATTCGGCCTCTTATCTCCGAGCGTCGAAGAGGAAGTTGATACTGTTATCGACGACATAAGAGGGGAACTCCCACGCAAGGCCAGAAAGGTTCTTGAGGACAACAGTTACTCCTCTAAAGATCACCACCTTCTCCCTCCTGCGGACTACAAGAAGCTAGTGGAGGATAACGACATACTTCGATCAGCCAATGAGATATTGGTCTTATCCAACACAAACCTCCGTCATTCAAACGACCGCCTGTATTCTCTTGTTGAAAAAATGAAAGCGGAGAAGTTTGCAGCGCCCCAGCCGGAAATCAAACCAGAGGAAGCGCCCAGCGTATGAGCAAGGCACTCGCCAAGAGGGGGAAGACCGACGCTCGTCACCTGATGCGCTACATCAAGTCGAAGGTGATGGACCCGGCCGCGATAGCGAAGGCGGAGCACGTCTCGCTGGCAACAGTGAAGGATTCGATCAGGTCGATCGAGATGTACGAGAACCAAAACAGCGAGGGCCAGTTGCAGTTGGCAGTTCGGGATCTGGTGATCTCGACCATCCCCCAGGCGAAGGAAACGATCAATGGGTTACTCACCTCCACCGAGCTTGTGATGAAGAAGAACCTCAAGACCGGGAAGGACGAGTATGTGACGGTGGAGGACAAGACGACGCGGCTCGAGGGCGCACGGTTGGTGAGGGATTTGATTGTTGGGTTGCAGCCGAAGGGGCCAGGAGTGGTGGTGAACGCCAACCAGACGAACCAGACGGCGAACATCGGAAGCGCGGAGACCTACGAGGAAAGACTTCGCAGACTCAGGGAGAAGGTTAAGGAGTTCAATCTTCTCCCTGCCGAGGTGACAGCGGTCCCCGACAGCATCGATGCCCCAGACAATGACGACGACGGAGATGGCGACGACGACGACGACAAGGATGGGTATGAGTAATGGGTATTCGTCGTGGCAACCCTCACTTAGAGGAGATTATCGAGGTTTTGGATATGCACCTCCAGAAGTACGGAGGAAACCAGTCTAAAGCCAGGGATTACCTTCAGAAAGAAGACAGCAAATGGATAGACGATGAAATCTTCCACTGCATGACCAACACAAGATATTTTCTATCAAACTACTACGCTATCAAAACGGAGGATGAGGGGTTCAAGGGTCTGTACCCGTTTTGGGATTCTCAGGAGTTGCTACACGACGAATTCAGAAAACTGGAGAAGAAGAATGGTCGTGTGAAGGCAATCGTCAATAAAGCTAGACAGATGGGCGGTTCCACTTATGTCAGTGGGGAGTTGTTTCATAAGACGATTTTCTCCGAGCATGTGAATACAATTGTGGTGGCTCAAGACGCCAAGCAAAGCCGGTTCATTCTCGATATGTATGCTGCGGCAATCGACTTCCTTCCGTGGTGGATGCGCCCAAGAATCCGTTATCAGGAGGCCGGATCGTTTATTGATTTTGATGAAAAAGATGAGACGCAGAGGCTTCTTCGTCCAGGTCTCAAGACTCGCCTCTATGCCGACAACGGGAACAAGCCGACCGGGGCCGGAAGAGGACAGACGTTTGGTCGGGGGCATTTGGATGAGTTGGCGTTTTGGGTTGATCCTGAAACCCTAACGGAATCCTTGTTTCCTACGATGAACTCATTAGACGGATTCTATGTAATGATTTCGACTCCGAGAGGGCGTAATACTCCGTGGCATAATCTATGGAAGTCCGCGGAGTCGGGGGATATTGATTGGAGCCCAATCTACATACCATTCTACAGAAGAGAAAAAACATACTCTATTCCACTGGCGAAAGGGGAAATCTTTGTACTAACAGAAGAAGAGGCGTTGCTTCGAGATCAGATACTCAAAGACGAGAAGTTTTTCATCAAAGACGAGGTGCTAAACTGGAGGAGAAAAAGCATAAAAGCGTTCATCGACACACATGGAGATGATAAAAAATTCAATCAGGAATACTCAGCCAAATCTGAGGACTCATTTCAATCCTCTGCCCCAACTGCATATCCACTGGGAATCATCAACCGACTCTCAAAACTTACAAGACCACCACTGTACATAGGGGAGATAGAATACGACTTCGGTATCGGAAGACCAAAACCTAGACTCAGGAAGGTAGAACAGAACCAAAGAATAAGATACCCCAAGAGGGAGGATAGGTTCCATGTATGGGAGTTTCCAGAGGTAGGAGCATCTTATGTTGTAGGCGTGGATGTCAGCCTCGGAAATGGAGGGGATTACTCTTGCTGCCAAGTTCTGAAACTCAGCGAACTTGTACAGGATAAACAGGTGGCTTGTTGGCATGGGTACATCGATCCCGAATCACTCGCAGAAGTCGTGTTTGCGATTTGCTGGATGTATAACGAGGCTCTGGCGGCGATTGAAGTTAATTCGATGGGAATATCCACGAACAATAGGTTGGTGAGAGGGTACGAGTACGAGAATCTTTACCGCTACAAGCACCTCGACAAGATGACTCGGTGGATGACAGATACCATTGGATTCTGGACAACCGATAAAACGAAGAGAGCGTTGATGTCTAAGATGTCGAAGTCTCTTGTTGATAAATCCATTGACATTCCAGACAAGTTCACGGTGGACGAGTTTTATGATTTCACTGAGGCTGGAGCAATGGATGGACACGATGACTACATGATGGCTCTTCACATCGCTCTCTACTGCGGCCATGAGAACGAGTACCGCGAGATGCGGGAGGGGACGAGCCAGCAAGAATCGACGAAGCAGAAAAACGAATTCAAGGTGTTGGACAGGTTCGGTACAATCGTTCAGACGACGAATTCTCAACAGGAAGCCGAGCGGGTGTCAAAGAAGAACATCGGCAGCAGCATTGTGAGGGAATCGGGAGCGACAGCGATCGTCAATCTGAAGGGGGTCGGGAAGAGGCGCGTTCCTAGTGATTTCCAAAACAGCGACTATAGTCCTGTGTTTGACGGGACGGGTACGGCGTCCAAGATGTACGAAGAAGGAATAGCGCCGGAGGAGATAACCCCGGAAGCGATCGCGCTGTACGAGGCCGAGATGGAAGAAGCGGAGTCGGACGATCAGAACGCATGGCTTTATCAGTAAAGGAGGGGATATGCCAGTTATGCTTAGGATGCAAGAGAACCCGATGAACCTCAAAAGAACCGTTGTGGCTACTTTTGATGAATTTGCAGAAAAATACACGACAGAATCGATTTGCAGAGAGATCGTCGAGAAAATATCCAACCAGTACGTGAAGGAGAACTATCAGCGGATTGTTTCTGCGATTGGAGATGAATCTGTTCTTGACGCAGTAAGTCAAGCGGTACGCGAGAAGGTGAAACAAATTCTCGAAACGAAGTGAGTCCAAATTTTGGAGAAAACAAGGAGGAGAGGATGAAAGAGATTGGGATTTGGCAGCACCAATTCGACGAGATTTTCAGGAAACTTCCCCCGCATAAGAGAAAACTTCCCGATCCACAATATCGGGTGGGTCAGTTGTCAATGCAAATTGGCGACGAACTTATTGTGTTTGTTGACAGACATCTGGTCTGCGGAGAACTTAAACCTCAATTTATGCCAGTGCTTGATCTGGAAGTAGATGAGGCCGTTAGAAAAGAGATGCAGACGAATTACTAACCATTCCCAATTTTGGAGTTAGAGGAGGAAAAAGATGAAACTGAGCGAGATGCAAATGGGGTTCGGAAGTACATGGTGGGGACTCGACAAGCCAAAGATACTTGCCGGAAAGAAAGCCGGTGAGTATTTCAGGAGACAGTTGAGGACCAGATTCAGCCCAGGATACGAAACTTTTAACGGAGTAGAGATACAAGACGATGATTCTCTACCAGACGATTTGATCCGGTTTGTGGCAACTGGGAATGGATCACACGCAGGAGAAACATACGACGTAGTTATCGAGGAGGAGAAAAATGGGTGAAAAGAAGTTGTACGCTGTTCGACCAAAGGACACGCCTGGAGGGTTTATAGGTCTAACAGAATGCGCCGAAGTTGAAGTATCTGAAATATGCCGTGAGTGCTGGAATAGAGGGGTTATCTGGCATGTGCATGGAGATATTGAGGAGCATCGTGGTTCCGATTCGTTTAAGAAGAATCGGATAACAGGAAAAGATGGTTTTGCAAATCTAACGATCTGAGGAGGAGAAAGATGCCAGTATTGAAGACGGAATTTAGTTGCCCCAAGTGCAAGCGTGAGACGGGCAAAGCGAACCAGATTTCAGCCGCCGAGGGCAGGTTGGTCTGCCCAGCTAATTCAAACCACAGATGGGAAGACACGGTGGCTTTCTACGCAGATGGTCCGCAGATGGAGTTCAAGGTAGAACCAGCCAAGTTCCCCCCGGTGGAGGGACAGGCGCCAATCACTCTGAAGATTCCTCTCCGGATCAAGACGGAACTGGCGGCTCGGTGGGGGACGGACGAGGCGGTTTCAGCCAAGGTTTCGGACGTGCTTTTGCAGTTGGTAGACGGTGACGTAATGATTGTCGGGGAGACGGACATGAACCGGCTTTCCGAGCGGCTGGGCCAAAAGTTTGCAAATTCCAGTGAACTTGTTGGCGTGGTATGGGCTAAGATGTGTAAAGTGGATGAGGCCAAGGCTGAGGCTACGGCGGCCATGGAAGACCTGAAGGCATACGAGAGCCGTTCACCGGGGCGGGTTGTGGTAGACCTCGGTGACCAGTACGAGGCCGCTAAAGACAAGGCGAAGAACTCAGAGCCTCCCATGCCCCTCAAGGTGTGGGTTGAGGATCGGATTCAGATGGTCATTCGAGAGAACTGGGTTTAAGGACGGTCCAAGGTGATAGAAGACTTCCCGGAGATAAGGCCGAAGCCGGACGAGGACGACAAACGAACCACCTCGCGCCGGGAGTATTACACCCAACTCAACGACTGGTGTGATGCGGCCGTAGAGGAAGGGACAGCCCTTCAAGAGAACGTCCCCGAACTCAAGGACATTCAAAACGCCCTCGACTATCTGGTAGGGATGCAGTGGAAGGATGCCATGCCTTCCTACCGGGCGAAGCCGGTATCCAATGAGTTCCTGTCGATGTTTTGGGAGACGATTGGGCTCATCACGGATATTCGTCCCACCTCTCACATCGTCGATATAGCCAACGACGGAAAATACTCTGACATTCAGAAGATTCTCAACAACCTCAACAAAGGGTGGGTATCGACCTCCGGGTACGAGCGCCGGATGGCGTTCTGCATTATGTGGGCGATGTTCACTTCGGCGCCGGCCAAACTCTATTGGAATCCGTTTGCTAGGGGAGACAGCGGAGATCCCGAAGATGGAGACTTGGCGCTTGAAGCCCTGCCGCCAAGCTCGATTCTGCGGTTGGGGATGGGCGACGACCTTCAGGAAGATGAGTGTGTTGTCTACCGGAGGATGCGGACGCTGGCGTGGATTCGGCGGGCCTACCCGACAATGGGAAAGTACGTCCAAGCCGAAGAGACGAAAAGCCGGTACACGATTGATGTTCAGAGTCCCATCGGGGTCAGCCCGCAGTTGTATCCCCCGTTATCGCCGGGTATGAAGAGACTCTTGGGAGCCGGGGACAAGACCTCCTATGAAAGCAACTTCCCCCAGGCCGAGGTGCAGGAGTTCCATCGGAAAGACGATTCGATCAATGAAGGCCGCGAGCAAGTTTGGATGGGGCCGAAGGGGGCTGCATGGGGATATTGGGTCAAGCCGGGAAAGAAACTGTATCCCCGCGGCAGAATCTTCATTCGCTCTAACCGAGTGACGCTGTACGATTATCCTTCCCCCTACTACCACCGCAAGAAGCCTTTTGCCTCACTCGGGCTCTATGGAGTCCCGTGGCAGCAGTACGCATTGAGCGTAGTGAAGCCGTGGATGAGCCAGCAGGATATTCTCAACCAGATGATGTCGGGGATGCTTCAGACGGTGAAGAAGGCCATCAGTCCAGCCCTGATGGCGGCCAAGAGCGCAATCAATCCGGCCGCAATGAAGGCGATCGACAGTTCCAAGCCGAACCTGAAGATCACCTACAGCCAGAACGCCCCACATCCTCCTTCGTGGCAGGCGCCCCCAGTTCTACCCACCTACGTCTTGCAAATCTACACGCAGATCCTCCAGTCGATGAAGCAGAGTTCCGGCGCCTCGGCCGTGGGAGATGCTCTTGGGAAGAAGCAGGTTCCTTCAGGAGACTCCCTCGACAAGATCCAGATGGCAAAAAACACGCCAATCCGCGTGATGGGCCGAAGCGTCGAATGGTTCAATGACGACATTGGCCAGCAGTGGGTCGCGGATGCTTTGCAGTTCTATGATGCGGGTCGCAGGATGGAGTTGCTTGGAATGGCCGGGCTCACAAAGGAAGACATGGACGACAGGCCGGGGTCGTTGATCCCGGACGGCATTCAGTCGGAGTCGTTTGTAAGAAGGTTCCACTTCAGAACAGAACGTGGAACGCTACTCCATGTTGAGCAGCAGGAACGTCTCCCCATCGCCTTCCAACTTCGCAAGGGGCGTGATCTGTCGAGGAGGCAGGTATTCAAGATTCTGAAGTGGAACATCAACGAGCAGGAGAACAATGAAGAGTTGAAGGAAGAGGCCGCGGCGATGGCCCAAGCTCAGGCCGGCGCACCACCGAAGGGCGGGCACAAGTGAGTGATTCTGACATCAGTAAGAAGGTAGCCGAGCAGGAGATTCCGAAGATTCTAGCTGCGATCCAGTCCGCGATCGAGGCGAAAAAGAAGTGGACACTCGTAGTCGAGGGCAGCGACAACGGGGGAATCTTGGACATTCAACTTACGCAGAAGAAGTCGTTCAAGTAGGGGCTACCCAAAACAGACAAAGTCTCCATGACACGCCGCTGCCGTGTAGCAATATGCAAGGTAAGCCTCATAGCTTGTCTTGTAGTAGCCAAGAGACTTATTCTTTCCATTTATTTTGATTTGCGCTCTCCACAATTTGCATGATTGGACATAAGATACCCCTTTGTATCCGCTAGAATTATCCAATCTTTTCCCTTGATTATGCTGTTGATCGTGCTTGTCTGACAGACGGATGTTTTTATCGGTATTATCGAGAGTTCGATTGTGGTCAACGTGATCTCCCTCAATCGGATTTCCGTAATTTAACCCAAGAAAATCGCGGTGCATATAGATCATATAGCGATCTCCATTAGGGAGAACGTCCATTCGTGCAGCGTAAAATTTCCTAGAAAGTCTATTCCAGTGCGCAAACCACTTAAAATGAATTGCACGATCGTACCGATGAGGACTAACGTAGCAAATCTGACCCTTTGTTAGCTTGATAATGCGGTATTCTACTTGGGGTGGGGTTGTCATGAATCGCTCCTTCTAAGCGGTTTTGGCCTCGCCGGGGCAGCAACCCCGACAACCCCATCATACCCCCTCTACAATAAAAATCAACATCCATTCATTTTCCGCTTGACGAAGTTCTTTGAACGGATAATGATTGCGGTAGAGGCAAGTGAAAGGACCACTGAGAAATCAGCCCGGTCCAATCGGCCGCATCCTTAGGGGTGCGGCTTTTTGCGTCTAGGGTCCACGAATCCTTCCCGTGGAGCAACCCTGGTTGGAGGACCGCCTTCGAGCAATCGAGGGTCAAAACCCAGGCTGAAGGCCGCAAGGCTGAAGGCCGGAAAGGATCTACCCAATGGCAAAGCGTGGCAAGGGCCGGAAGCACAAGGGCGGACGCAAGTCGGGCCGCAAGTAATCAGGGCAACCTGAAGGCAGTGAACGAGGGGCGGTAACCACTCCGCTCCTCCACAACATCGCAAGGGGAGCAACCCGATGGCAAAGCGCACAGGGATGGCCGAGACGATTGAGCAAGGCCACTACATTCATACCTCCGCCCCCAAGTTGGGCAAGGGAACCTTCGATCAGGTGGGAACATTCATCGACGAAGGCGAGATGACGACCACGACTCCGAAGGGTACGAGCGTCAACGTGAAGACCGGAAAGCTCCAGAACAACGAGAACGGATTCTAGCTTATGCCTCCAATGACACAGCCGCCGATGGCGCCGGACGTACAGGCTCAGATGGGACCAGGGCCGGCATTTGGCGCTCTGGCTGGACAGGCCCAGGCTCAAGCGGGGAAGAGTCCGGTCGAGACCGCGGTAATGACCGTGGAGAAGATCCTCTCCGGGATTCAGGATGAAGCGATGCGCCCCTTCATCCAAAAGGCAATCGCCACTCTGAAGGTAGGGTTGGCGCAGTCGGCGCAAAAGCAACCACAGTCGGCCGGTATGGGAGCCCCACCTCCGGGTGGCGGTCCTCCGCAGATACCGACGCCACCGACGCCGGGGCAGATGCCGGCGTAGGGCAACAATAACAGGTAAGCAGTCGGAAACGGCAGTCTTATCCGAAGCCCCGCGAAGCCCGAGAGGGAAGCGAGGAAGGATGCGAGATGGCAGTCCAAACGTTTGATGAAATCATTGCAGCCGCGCAGCTTAGTGCTGAGGAACGCAAGCTCTTCGACAACACATTGCAGAAAGTCCCGGCTCTTAGAGAGGGTTTTCTTCGCCAAGACGACTACAGCCGAAACATCCAGAAGTTGAAGGGTCAAGAGAAGGAGTACACCGAAGCTCTTGACTACAACAAGCGGATGAAGGCGTGGGCAGACGAGAAGGTTCCGATCTGGGAATCCCTAGTAGAAGCAGGGGTGATCGATGACGAATCGAAACCGTTATGGCCTGAAGAGAAGGCCCGGCTTGCAGAAGAACTCGAAGCAGCCAAGAAAGCAGCAGTTGGAGGCGACATGGACCCGGCAGAGTTGGACAAGCGCGTGAAGGCAATCGTGGCGGATTCGGGCTTAGCCCTGAACGCCGAGCAATACCGAAACCTGTATGCCAGCGAGGGCAAGAAGCTGGTAGAGGAGACGGTCAACGCAAAGTATGCGGAGTTCCAAAAGGACTTCAACGAGAAGACGATCCCCTTCACGACCGGATTCGCAACCTCTATGGCGATTGCGGCCGGCAAGTACGAGAAGGAAACCGGCAAGGAATTCACCGACGAGGACCAGAAGGCCGTTTTTGAACTGATGACGAAGGAGAAGGACTTCAATCCCCGGTCGGCTGTGACGAAGTACATGGAGCCCATCGTCCGCGAGAAGAAGACGGCGGCTGAAATTGAGCGGCTGGCGGAAGAGAGGGCAGCAAAGATCATCGCCGAGCGCGGCGGGATGCCGGGCGGCGGCAGCGAAGGAAGTTATCCGACTGGCGGGGCCAGGGGCAGTCTGCAAAAGATGTTGGAAGATAGCGCGGCGGCCGAGGGTGATGTTGAATCCTTGGCAGCGGCGGCGGGAAGAACGGCTGCGGCTGAGTTGAGGGCGGCCGGAAAGTTTTAAGGCATTGAGGTAGGCGGGACACCTTGAGTTTCCGCACTGCATCTCCATAGGAAGCATGAAATCCATGCGGAGCCTTCAGGGATAGCAGGGGTGAGTCGGAAGAGAAGCCTCTCGGGGCGAAGCTCGGACGGCTAGGGCGACAACGGCGCAAGCCGAGGTTTTCAATCATCTCTGGCCCAAAAGGGCGACTCGGTAGAGCGAAAGCTACTCCGAAGAAAGCAAAGGTCTTCCATGCTAACCTGGAACGACGTAAGCGGCAAAACGAACGACTTGATCGTACCGATCATCACCGACAACGTGTTCAAGTCTTCGCCGGTATTCACCCGCCTCCGCAAAAAGCGGAGATTCGCATTTCCCGGCGGCTTGACCATTCGCCACAACATTATGTACGCGCCGCTGAAGGGCGGGTTCTTCCAGCGCGGCCAAGCCTTCGACACCTCGGCGGTGCAGACAGACACGGCGCTTCAGCTCAACCTGAAGTACGCCTACGTCAACATGACACTGTACGGCGTCGATCAAGTTCTCAACCGCGGCACCGAAGCGGCCATGAGCTACGTCTCCTCGAAGATGGTCAACTCTTCGGGATCGATGGCTCAGATTCTCGGAACTTCGGTCTTTGGCGACGGCCAGGGTACGGTTACGTCCACACTGGAGCTTGACGGCTTCAAGGCCGCAGTTGACAGTGGGACAAACTATGCCACCTACGGCGGCATCACCCGGTCGGACATCTCCAGTTCGGCGAATGCTGGCATCAACTCCTACTATGCGGCGCCGGCGGCTTTCAACCTGTCAGTCATCCAGACGGCCTTCGGGGCAAGTTGGTTTGGGCAGGAGAAGCCGGACATGCTGGCGACGACCCAGCCGGTGTGGGATGCTTTCTGGAACAAGCTCCAACCTCAGCAAAAGTTCAATGACGAGACCTCCGATGTGCATGTGGGGTTCAAGTCGTTCAACTGGAACGGTGCTCAGGTGGTGGTTGACCAGTACCTCGCCACCAATGGAGGAGCGTACACGATGTTTGGGTTGAACACCAACTACATCTACCTGTACGTCTCCGACGTGCCGAAGTACCAGTTCGGTTTCACGGGCTGGAAAGAGGCCCAGAATACCGATGATGTCGCTGGGCAGTATATGTTCGGCGGCAACATGGTGGTTGCGGCGCCCCGTTTGATGTTCCAAGAGGCATTCTCCGCCCTGTAATCGGGCTGAAAAGAGGAAACGGCAATGGCATTTCTCAATCCATCGAATCAACTCATCCAGATCGACACTGGGAGTGTGCTCACGTACTGCTGGAACCCATCGGCTTCGCCGATCTCGGTTTATGCGAACATCGGAGAGATTCAGACTCTTGGGCAGAGGTACGTGGGTGTCACCAACGCCACGGCAGCCAACCCGGCCGGCTCTCCGGCGATCTACGTGTTGGCGAAGTACCTTTCGACATCAGCGACCACTCTGGCGAACTGGCAGACGGCCAATGCGCCGGCTCCGGTCTACTGGACCGACAACACGTTCACTACGGTCACGGGTATCACGACTGAAGGTATCGGCGGAACGACTCTCGGGTTGAACTTCCCCGCCGGCTATCTGATGGTCAACTACGCATCGGCGCCGAAGTTGACACTGGCGCAGTTGCTTGGCGGCTACGTGTTCGTGCAGGTGGCAGGCTACCTCAAGGGCGCCTACTGCTCGGGAACGTCCCACCCCGGTATCGGATCGACAGTGGTTCCTCTGGCGGGTATCTTCAGTTCTGATACCGTTGCAGAGGGAACAGCCTCTACCTACTCTCAGCCCTTGGGCCGTCAGCTTACCGCGCTGGTAAGCACCAACTACTGCGACGTTCTCGTTGGCAGCGACAATTTCTAACCGGAGGGCATCATGGCTTACGTAATCACAAAACAGCCCGACGGCGATGTGAGCCTGGGGAATTTGAACGGCGAGATTGTGTCGCTGTCGGATTCCATCTCAGACTACGCCACTGGCGGGTACGCAATCACGGGCGGAGAGGCATACAACGCGAACTCCAGTCTGACGATCAACTGCGATCTGTGGCGCATTCTGACGGTGCTTCCAGTCAGCGGGCAGAACGGGTATCAGCCTGTCTGGAATTCCACCACGCAGAAGCTCCAGATGTACAGCAGCGCCAACACGGAGGTCACCAACGGAACCGACCTCTCGGGGTTCGTGTTCTATCTCTTGTTGATCGGGTACTAAGCCCTGCGGGGCAATCACCGGGGGGCCGCTCTTCAATGGGGCGGCCTTTCGTTTGTAGGAGGATGTCATGTACGGATACGCATACGGGTTTCTTCCAATGCGGTTGCTCGACAATAACGGCGATAGTGGTGGAAGTAACTCCGATACCAACGCGGCAGCGCGTCGTCAAGGGAAAAAGGACGATGAGCGTTCCATAGCGGCTCAGATGTCGTCTATGGGAAGGCAGTTGAACGAGAATTCCGCGGCGAGGGCAGAAAGCATTCGCCCGGTCCAGTACCGGAAGGGCGGCAAGGTCCGCAAGACGGGCCGAGCCATCGTCCACAAGAATGAGCGCGTAATCCCTGCCAGCAAGCGCAAGAAGGCCGAGAAGGTCATGCGGAAGGCCGGGATGAAGCTGACCAACAAGAAGCGCGGGAAGAAGCGGAAGGCGGGGCGCTCGGGCGGGAGGTCGTAATGCCGCTGATCGAATCCACGTCGAAGGAAGCGACTCGGAAGAACTTCGAGGAGCTAGGCCGCGGGAAGACGTACAGCCGCACGAAGAAGAAGGGCGGCAAGCGCAAGGCTGACAAGCAGCGGATTGCGATCGTCCTCAGCAACAAGAGGAAGGCCCAGGCGAAGCACAGCAAGCGGTTTAAGGGCCGCAAGAAGGGAAGGTAGTCATGGCGACCAGGAAGATGTCAAAGCGTCAGATGGACGATCACGACGACGCTCACTTTGATGGCAACCCGGCGTTCAAGCCGGCGAAGCGCGGCGGGAAGAAGGCGGCGGCAAGGGGCAAGAAACGTGGCGGCCGGAAGTCGAGCAAGCGGTAGGTCAGGAGACTGCGTGACGTTTCAAGTGGCACTCACGGCACAGCCAAATCACTTCGAGTGGTTTATCGTAATCCTCGTGATGTTTTTGAGCCTTTGGGTTTCCGCAGTCAACGCAAGGTTGTTTCTTCAACTGTCCACGTCTCTCGTAAACATTTGCGTAAGACCTGCAAATCATTTTCTTTCGTTGGTCTGGGGTGAGGGGTGTGACTTTACGAAGCTGGCGCATCGCAGCAGCATGATGCTCTTTGCAATAGCGGCCAGATTTACGGGGCGGATTAGAGCAAAGAGAGCAAGTCGTTTTCATAGAACAAGTGTACCACTGAAACAAACGTGGAACACTAAGTCCAAATTTTGGAGTAAGTCATGCCTGTCGTAATCACGCAGAATCCGAATTTCCCGATGCAAGTCGGCCCGAACGGAACGCAGGCGTATGTCCAATCCCTCAATTATAGGCAATGTATCAACGAGGTCTGCCTCTGGAATCCTGATCTTGACCCGATGATTGCCGGCCGGTTCATCAACAACGCTCTGCGGGAAGTGGTGGACAGCTATCAGTGGTACGCTCTCAAGGTGCGCGGGAACATCAACATCCCCAAGGTAACGACCAGCGGCACTTGCACACTCACGAACGGCAGTAACACTGTACAGGGAATCGGGACGGCGTGGACAAACGCGCTCATCGGGCTGCAATTCCGTGGAGGTTTTCAGGGGCCGTGGCGCACAATAAACAACGTCAACGCCCTTGCTCAAACCCTCACGATTGATACTCCATACGGAGGAGCCACTCGGACGGGCGGATACCAATGTCAGGCGGTGTACGCAACGCTCGGCGCCAACATCAAGTATCTTCTCCACTCGAAGAATCAGAACATGGGATGGCCGATCGAAGTCAACGGCAACCAGGAGACGATCGACGCATGGGATACGTGGAGGACATCTCTCGGTTGGACGACCTACTTTGCAACGCTTCCCCCGACACCGGATGGGCAGTTTCAGATCGAGATGTGGCCTACACCATACTCTGCCCAGGTGTTTCCTTTTGAGGCATACATTCAGCCGCCCGACATGGTTCTTGACACCGACTCTCCTCCATCGTTCATCCGGGCCGACGTGCTTGTGCGGAGAGCCATCGCCGATGCGAAGATCTTTGGCGGCCGCACCAGCAAATACTACGATCCCACGGTATCGGCTCAGAAAATGGGAGAGTTCAGGACCACTCTTGAGCAGATGCAGAACGCATCAAATATGCTTGACCAGCAGGACTGCACCTGGGACTATGGGCAAGAAAATGGGCGCGTCGGATTCGGTCCCGGTTCAACTTTTTGTCAAAATCATGACTGCTAACAGAATCCACTAGCGACAACGGCTTAGATTCCCCATAATGATTGCAGGAGGTTTTATGACCGAGACAGAAGAGATCGTAGAAGGCGGGCCGCTGACCTCGTTTGGGGAAGAGGTGAAGGCGGCGGTTGAAGAGAACTGGTTGGACAAGTACCGTGAGGGCGGCCGGCGCCGCGGGGTGCTTTGTGCGAACCCGGACTGCCGCTGGCACAAGGAAGTGAAGGGCGGGACATTCAACTATTCGGATAGGTATCGCGGGTTTGTTTGCTACGACTGCCTTCACATCCCCCTGCCTTCGGATTGCATTAACAGGTGGGAGTTCGACACGACTCACTTCAACGGCGAGAGGATTCACGTAAAAGACCGGAATCACCTTGACCTTCTTTGCAAGCAGTTCGGAGTCAGTAATCATGCCAGAGAAAACGATCGTTCAAATTGGGACACGCCCCCCTCGGTACGGCCGCAGCCAATGAACCCCGAGCTTGAGCGGATGCTTGGGAAGGCGCGGGAGATGGGCGGCGGTGGCCGCTCTGAGGTATCGGGTGGATGGGAACGGTAGGGAAGTGGCCTACGGGCCGAAGGAGAAGGAATCGTGAAGCGAAAGACAAGCCAAAGCGCGATCGAGACGCACAACCTCTCGTCAAGGCAGTTCCCCATGCCGGGGACGGATCTGGGAACTACCAACGCCATCCCGTTCAATGACGCTTATGATGTGGATATGAGCGGCGGCCGGCAGAGCGAGTATTGCCTTGGGACCGGAGACAGAGACAGCAATTTTTCAAGGGTCGTAGCCGGGCGGGAAGAGTCTCTCAAGCCTGCCAAGAACCCGACGCGGTTCAAGAGGAGCGAGTAATGTTCAGAACCTTCGGACTTCAAACGATTACCGGGACGAACGCTCAGCCTTTGTTTGGCGACAAACTGACGGCGGCCATGCCGATCCCCCTGGCGGGCGTAGACGCAATTGCAACGGTGGCGAACACGGCGATCTATCAAGCGGGCGACAGGATCAACATAGACCCCGGCCTGGCGGCTCAGGACACGCTGTTGGTGACGACCATCCTCACCGCGACGACCATGCAGGTCACGTCACAGGGAGGGGCAGCGCAGCACGCTCATGCAGTCAACGCGCTCATTTCACTTTCAATCCCCGCGGCTGAGATCATCGTGCAGTTGATGGATGGAAGCTCGGCGAACGCATTCCTTGGGTCCGACAGTTCCGTGACGACCGTGCCGGGAGGGAATGTGATTGCGAAACTCTTAAAGACGGCCTCTGGTACAGCGACGAACCCTTTCCGATTCACAAACAGCGTGTCGTACAACATGATTCGGACGGACGATGCTTGGATCATCGGAACGGCGAACGATACCTTCATCGCAACGGCTGAGATCGTCTAAGGTGGACAAGCATGGCGATCACGCTGGCGGATTTGCTCACGGACCTCGCGGGAAGGGTTGAGGAGGAAAACCCCAACTCTCCCGTGTTTTGGTCGCTGACGTATGAGTTTCTTCCGGCACTGGTCGATGCAATGTTCGAGGCCGCTCTGGTCACAGGGACCGTTCAGGCGGTGAATATCCCGGTGAGTCTGCCTGCAAACACCACGTACATCTCCCTCCAAAACAATACGGCCATCGGCATTCCGGCCGGCGTGATAGCGGCCTTGCGGTTGCGGCAGCCGTTCCCGGTCAGGAAGACGACGTTGAAGGCGCTGGGGGACATTACTCCGGGATGGGAGAACGCGGCGCCGGCGGCGAGTCTACAAGCGTGGTTCCCGCTGGGCGTTTCGATGTTCGGGATCTACCCGCAGTTGAGTTCTCCGGTGACGGCTATCATGGACTTTATTGTGAGCCCGGTGAACGTGCCTCGGCCGTACACGACGGCGATAGCGGTTCCCCTTCAGACGGAGTTCACGGACCTGCTCCCGATGGGAGCGGCGGTGACTCTGCGGAGTAAAGAACTGGGTGGCGAAGCGGAGGAAGCGGCTCAAGTCATGCAGGACTTCGTGGGGCAGCTTCGGGCCTTGAGCCTGTATCAGTCGCGTTTGGATGCCCAAGTATGGACGGCGGCCTACGGCGCCAAGGCAGGCGTGCAGAAGCGCGAGATCGTGTAGCCCCCTTGACTTACTCGCCTATCCAGTCCAAAATTTGGACATGGGGAAAATCAAAGCATTGGATTTATGCTGCTGCGCTGGTGGAGTGTCTATGGGACTCCACCTCGCCGGCTTCGATGTGACGGGTGTAGACCTGTCTCCACAGCCTCGGTATCCCTTCAAGTTCATCCAAGGCGATGCACTGACTGTAGACCTCGACGGATACGACTTCTATTGGGCCAGCCCGCCGTGCCAGCGGTATTCTGCCGGCGCCGCCAAGTGGGGAACCAGCGAGAACCATCCTCACATGATTCCAACCATTCGAGAGAGACTACAGGCCACAGGAAAGCCATACGTGATTGAGAACATCGTCCCGGCGGCCGAGTTTCTTCATAACCCCATCATGCTTTGCGGAACAATGTTCGATCTTGGAGTATTCAGGCATCGGTTATTCGAGTGTTCTTTTGGCGTTCTTGCCCCCCCCCATTGGCCGCATAAAGGAAAGATTGGAGACGGGAAGTATTGCACGGTCGTCGGCCATGCGGGAGGGTCGAGCAAGCGGGACGGTTGGAAGAATGGCGGAGTAGGAGAGTGGAAGACGGCGATGGGGATAGATTGGATGGTTGGAGACGAGCTTGCAGAGTCGATTCCACCAGCATATAGCAGGTTCCTCGCCGAGCAGTTCCTTGCACAAGCGAAGTGAAATCGGTAGACGTTCTCCCAGAATGAGTTGAAAATGGATTCATGCCCATTCCCGCTCCCACGGCCGACGTCGGAAGTCTGATCGTCAACGACCTGTTGACCGATGTGAGCTACCAACTCTTCGAGCCTGTCGTAAACGCCGCGGTCCCGGCCCCAGGCTTCGCCGCAGGCGCACGGACGGTCCTTGTGTGGGATGCAAGCCTCTACGTGGGCGCCTACGTGATCGTGGGGGTCATTGGAGGGAACGCAGAGGTGGTTCTCGTGACGGCGACGAACCCCGGCACATCCTTCACGGCGACCTTCCTGAATGCTCACGTAGCAGGTGACCCGATTGTTGGGAGTACCTTCCCGGTCCAGAATACGGCCGGAGATCCATTCTTTGAGCAGGCCGAGATGCTGGGCTACGTCTCCGAGGCTTTGAACGATTTCCTCTTGCGGGTTCCGCTGGTCTACGCGGTGACGGATTCCATCACCATGCCGCCGACGATGAAGTTCACGGCGCTGCCGGCGGATTGTATGCTTCCGGTACGGGTAGCGGCTTTCGGGGTAGGTTTGCGGGAGACCAGTCAATCGAACCTCGATGGGACTGACTTCAGGTGGCAGCAGCAGACCGGGAACCCGCCGCAGGTCTACTACCGGGACAAGATCGGCTTGCAGCAGGTGGGGGTGTGGCCGGTCCAGAATAATCAGACAAATCTTGAGATCGTCTACCAGCAGCGCAGTCCGCAGTTCTTGCACCTCGGCGACGGCTTCTTGCTGCCGGACCCCTTCATTCCGACGATCAAGGCGCGGGTGTTGAGCACGGCCTACAGTAAGGACGGTGAGCAAAAAAGTCCTGCAATGGCAAAGCTGTTTGGGGACAAGTACGAGGCCGGCGTGAAGGTAGCGAAGGTTATCCTCGACGTGATCGAAGCTCAAGAGATGCAGTAGCGGTCAATTCAGTACAGCGTCCAGTTCTCTAAAGGGAGCCTACTCTACTTGAGGTGTTCCCATGATCGGTTTCTTGATTACGCTTCTCATCGTCTGCTTGATAGCGTCCGTGGCTTGGTGGATTATTTCAGTCATCCCGTTTCCCCCGCCTCTGGCGAGCGCCCGGATTATTCTCCAGATAATCGTTGCGGTCATACTTTTAATTTGGCTTGTTTCCGCCTTGCTTCCGTTAGCCGGCGGCGGTTTTGGGATGCACCCGCTGTCTGGGCCGATCAGGTAGGGTCCAAAGTTTGGACTTACTTCCCATCATCAGCGAACGGATTGATTCCTCTCTCCCGTAGGAAGCAGAGATCCGCGTGTGTGAGTTCGAGTAGGGGATTCTCGGAGACGATGAACACGTCCTCGTAGTTGAACTCAGGCCGAGTGCTGTGCGTTATAGGCAATCCGGCATAGGGGTTTGGGAGCGGCCGGCGGTAGGAACGTATTTGCCTCAAGGGATGCCTCCGAACTTGCAATCTTCTCATGCGGACAGTCTACTTCACCGCGGCGGCTTCGGCTACAGCCTTAGATGTGAATAGAATCCCCTGACCGTGATCGTACTCATGGTAGAAGCACCTCGCCTCAAGTCCCCTCAGATCGCCGGAGAGGTACTCACCCCTCAACCCACGGCTCTCGAAGCCTACGCGGGTAGGTCGCGCCACGGGAAGGAACACTCCAGGGATCGAGAGGCAACCCTCTTCGTCGGTCTCAAAGGTCGAGGTGGAGTGAACGATTCGGGGATTGATAAAGGCGATGGGGTTGTGAATGCTCTTCCCGCGGCGAACGTCGATGACGAAGACGTTCTTGAGGACACCGATCTGCGGGGCGGCCAAGCCCACTCCATCGGAATCATAGAGGGTATCGAACAGGTCGGCGACCAGGGTGTTCAGCTTCTTGTCGAACTTGGTCACGGGCTCGCAGACGGTCGTAAGCCGGTCGTCCGGCACTACAATGATTGTTCTCTTCATTTCCCCATTCCCCCTACTCGCAAAGATTATATATGCTCATGCAGGACCGGGCCGGAAACATCGGCATCTGGTCTTCGTCTACGCTTTCGATATAGCGAAACACATCCTCCGCCCAAGGGAACGGCTTGCCGCTCTTTTCATCAAACCCTTTACAGAAACGGGTTGGAATGTAGGTTGGCTCAAAGAAGCTCCGGCCTACCAATTTTTCAAGGTCGATAATTCTGCGCTTCAACTCTGGACCCAGTTCGCCGCTCAGGTAGGCTTTCAGTTCCCTCATATTGACCATCACGCATGGGAAGCATCCAACGCGCCCAGCGCCCATCAGATAGAGAGGGTTTGGCTTGACGCCCTTCTTGGCCATCAGAGCGAAGCACTGCGCGGCGGTCCAGGTCAGAAGAGGTCTTTCAATCCAAGCGTCGTAGTCGTCGCTCCACTGCCGCGCATCCATCTTGGAGCGGGACAGCGACTCGTCGGCTCGGATGCCTTGATAGACCGTTGCTTCGTCATCGAGAGTCTTCAACCATGCGATCATCGGCGTCACCTTCAGAGCCTCTGTGCAGAATCGTGCCTTCGGCGAAGGCACACGGCCCTTCAATTCGCAAAGTTGAACAAACCCTTTGGGGTACTTTTCACTGGTTAGTTTGACCAGCTTGCCGCCTAGAAGTGTTTGGTTGATCTCCTCGATATAGGCGTAGGTGATCGGATGTTCCCATCCGGTATCACAGAAGACAACAATGATGTTCTCTATCCCCAGGTTCTCGATTGCCCAAAGCAGGAGTGCCGTCGAGTCCTTCCCTCCACTAAAGCAGATAATGTGTTTCATATCTCTATCCCCCATGTCAGAAAGTGTAACAGAAGGCCGCGGTTCCCCGGCGGCCGGCGCCAGCGGAAGGAAGATATTTTGATTTGCAAGCGGAAAGAACTACCGGGAAGGGATGTGATTCGAGGACATTGGAGGTGCTGGCATTGGGAAGAGTATAGCACCAGAGACACCAAAGGCCCCCTTGCGGGAGCCCTTGATGTAGGAGGGAGAATGGACAACCGTTGTACGCAGATTGAATAGTACACCCGGAGAAAAGATTTTGCAAATATCACTTGCGTTGCGCGTGACGTTACGATAGAGTTTGCAAATGGCATTCGTTAAGTTGGACACAAAGATACTTGACTCGACCCTATGGATTGAGCGCGACCTGCGAGAGATATTCATTACAGCGTTGCTCATGGCGGAACCGAGGGAGTTCCAACAACCCATTCGGCAAATCGAAGTAGGCCGTCTGGAGTTCACCGAATTTGAAGCACCTCCTGGCTGGTACGGTTTTGTTCCTGCGGCCAGTCTAGGAATCATCAACAGGGCGGGAGTTGAACGAGAAGCTGGAATCGAAGCCCTTACCAAGCTCGGAGCGCCAGAAGTCGAGAGCCGGTCAACCGAGTTCGATGGGCGTCGAATGATCCGCACCGATGGTGGGTTTCTCATCCTCAACTTTATGAAATATAGGGACAAAGACCACACTGCGGCTGACCGTCAAAAGCGGCTTCGAGCGCGAAAAAAGGCTCAATCTGTTACGCAGTGACGTGACGTGACAAATACGTAACGTCACACAGGCAGATAGCAGAGTTCAGATAGCAGATGCAGAGTTCAGATGCAGAGGGCAGAATCAGAACCATAAACAGACCCTCATCCACTGCCGAGCGAAGCGAAGGCTGTGAAGCCTAGCGCAGCGGAGAAAAGCTAGTGTAGTGGAATACGCGAGGAAAACCGCTGCGCTGAGCTTCAAGACCGCTGAAAAGCCCAGCGGCCTTGGGCGTCTTTCGGGAGGGGTTGAAATAAACCGGGCCGGGGCATTGACAGTTACTCGTAGGGGACTCATCATTGATGAATGGGGATTACCAGACAAGAGGAGGAGTATGGAAGAAACAAAAAGCAAGACGTTTGAAGAAGTTCAAGCGAAGTGGAAGAAAGACTTTGAGGACCAACAGAAGGCCGACGATAGGAAGTATGTCCCCGAAGAATTTCAAGGCAGTTTTCAGGCGATGCCTTTGAGTGGAGGGTTATTCGGAATGGGCGGATTGGACAAAG